GGGTGGGGTGGGGTGTACACTTCTTCGAATGGCTACGGGAAAGTGCGCATGCAGACGCGCAAATGGGCTTGTCTCTCTACTCATTCATTTGTACGGCGGGGGCCTGGCCTGGCCGTACAAAACATCACCAACGACAGTTAGTTATAATGCTCTGGCTGACTGTATCACAACCTGTCAGGTTTCGCTGTACTGGGGCACGCGGCGACTCCGAAGTATTTGGGCCCTGGCGTCATCATTCCTTCATTGAGAGGTGACGGCCTGACGCGGCGCAAATTGCGGTCCCGTGCCGGCCATTCCGGTGCTCGTAGTTTGTTGCCACCAGCGCCTGTCGAGGGGCGCTGTACCTACTTTCAACCCTCAGAAGAAGAAATCTGAGGGGGCCTAGTGTGTCATCTACTAGCCGTACTAGCTTAATCGCGGTTCTCACTAGTCAGCACACCTGTTGCTAGATAAGGATGCCTGGCAAAACTTCGCCTAAACAGCAAGGTTTGACCGACTTCTTGTTCGGCGGCAGTAACTTATGTGTGGAAACCTCTTGCAGCTCCTCGCATAAGGAATACCCGGGGCAACTTGGGGGCACCTCAGAAAAAGCGGAGGCGATTGGAACTAGCATGACTGGCGTTGAGTGGCCCTCGGCCACTCCGCCCAACGAATTCAGTGACCCAGTTCTCAGCTGGGATTGTTTTGCGCGGCAGCGACATCGCTCCTGCGCGCTTTTGTCCTCGGGGTTAGGAATGCAGCTTTGCCGAACAGCGGCCGGCTATCTTTTCCCCAGTGCGACCAGTTCAGTTTCTCGGACTGCGCCAGACGACGACGAGACAACGCGAAGTGGGTTGGAGCCGGAATGGGTACCTGAGGAGGACACCATGCCGTTGGACTACAACTACTGTGACTACTTCGTGCGTACCTCGACGGGCCATGTTGTGCCAAGACTGGTGTGTTCTTCAGTCATTGGCGCATTCCGGCCAATTTACAATGAATTTATCCGGGGGTTATTGCATGCATTCACGGGAACCAGGCCTTTCCGTGAGTTTCTGAGAGAGTGGCACATCGATATCTGCATTGGGGGAGGCATGAAGGTGTTTCTCCTCTTAGTGCTAGTGTATTTGGCTTGGCGATGGTATCACGATTCCAGAGCCAAGTTCAATGAAAGAGGTGCCAAATTCACAGGGACACAGACTTTGCCAGTCTGTTTGCATTGCAAGCCTGACACGGTACGCGTGTGTACAGTCAATGCCAAGGACACCATGTACAAGAAATTCCACTTGCCATATGCTTGTGGACGGTGTTCCTTGATGCCAGCGGTATACGGGCAGAAAGAAGCCATCATTGGGCTGGGTGGTGAGGAGTATCAGGTCGTGACATGCTACGGCGAACTTAACAAGGCCAAGCAACGCGAGTTGCACGCTGCACTGACCAACATCCTCGACAGCAAGACCGTCTACACCATTAGAGAGGCATTCCTTAACACGCATCTGCAGACATTGCACGACTTAGAAGATGCGTGGTCCACATATTTAGGACTACCATTCTACGACATTTGGACACAGTCATATCGCCAAGCCACACCATGGAAGGCATTAGAACTAGACGTTCAACGGACCGAGCTTTTGGCCTTAGGAAACACAGGGTCTGCTTCTAGTAACTCCACTCCTGCTGCCGGTGCGACCAGCAGTGCGGGGTCCGACGACACGGCCCGAGCGGCCCAACCGGCTACCGCCACAGAGGACGGTGGGTTGTCAGAAGCTACAACAATTCCTGAGTTCACGATGCGATTTGTAAATCGGATGAGGAGCGTTTGGCAATGGACAGAAGAACATGCGGGCCAAGTCCCGCAGATGGCGATAATGAAAGGGCCTCTAGACAGAGTGCAAGAGCTAATCAGCGTTGCATCAACCTATCACAATTACTGGTTCAACCGTAGCATGCACGCGGTGGCAGCGGAAACAGGGGCACAACCCTTGGAGTCCGCCGTCATTGCGCCAGTTATAAAGGGACCAGCTGAACATGTGACATGGTTCACATCGAACTTGCGAGCATTTCGTCTCGGGCCTGTCTTTTCATTGTTCTCTGTGTTCGACACTAAACTTACTCTCAATATGTTGTCAATGGTACAAGGCAGGACCACACCAAAGGAAGTGTACAAGAAGGAAAGTGGTTGTGCGCACCGCATTGCCCGATGTTATTCTTGTATGAAGACGGAGGTGTTGGACAAGGCCACCATAGAGCAAGCTTTCAACGAGCTCATCGAGGAATATGACAACGATCTCACAGCCATGTTGCGCGGCAAGTTCAGCCAGCAACAAATTGACGATATGCTGGAGACGTTAGAGATATCATTGGTCAGCAATATCCCAAAGCGTCAGACCAACGGCAAGCTTGAGATGATCATGAAACAGGAAAAATTTCAGCGCGCCGTAGTCGACAACAAACTCATGTTGTTAGCCATCAACGCTGTGCCTGGCAAGGTGCTTGAGCACATCGCGTTTCACAAGCCTGAGGACAGGCACAAGATGCAGGAGAATCCAACGAGGAACGAGGAAGTCGACCGTCCCAGTTCTGGTTCGACAGCCGATGCCAAGATTGGGACCCAGAAGGGCGGCATATTCTCCAGGCTGACAATAAAGGGCGAAGACCGATCGAAGGTGTTAGACCGTATTATTTCTGAGTGTTCTAAGCCAGTTGGCGAAGATATCATGATCGGGGAGATCGATCAGACTGGCATGGAGTTGCACGAACGCTGCGACAAAGCAGGCGATGGCGTCATGGGGCATTTTCTCGGATTATTGCAACATGTAAGTACCGTCCTCGCCCCCAAGTTGCAGGGCAGATTGTGTGGAAAGCTCGATGCCAAACTCGTAGCCGACATCAAGTCCGGGATGGTGCTTGTTATGCGTGTGGAAGGCACCGCACTCAAGATCCGATTCCCGGATTTGTACCTTGATTCTGGCTGGTTGAACACATCTCATATGAATTTTGAGAACGAGTTATTCGCTACTCTCTCAGCCCATGTGATGAACCCCGAGGCATTATTCAACAAAAATAGGAAAACCGGGCGGTTTTACATTGAAGAGGGCACTCACACTTGGCTTTTCACCAGTGTGCCACTCGAGCAGCTCGACGAAAACGGGAATAAGAGGGAACGCTTGCCCACACGAGACCATCCGCAGGGCCAGGTTTTCCCTCGAAAATCTCAAACGGTCTATTTTAGGCCATGGATCGAGGGAGATGACGGGGCATTCCGCTGTTCCAGGATTTTCCGAGACAAACATGGTTTTCAACAGGCCATCGTTGAGCAAAACTACAAAGACGCCGGTTATTCAGCGAAGCTGAAATACATTGTTGATGGGCGCGCCGAGTTTGTGGGCGCCCACGCTGTGGTGAAGAATGGTTTGACTGACCGCAGTGTGCCTTGGACTCCCGCTGTAGGGAGGTATTTATTGAAGATCGGTGTGAATACGGCCGCTAAGCCGAGCCCCACCGACAATGCTGCCCGTGCCGCATCGCTTTCCATAATGTTTGGAGGGCGCATCGCAATTTTTGCGACCATGTTTTACAACATCATGAAGAGCATCATTAAACGTGAGGTGAAGGGCCCGATCGAAGGCGTCTACATCGTCGTGAATCCCTATTCTGTCGAGAGCAAGGTGATGTCCGAAGGCATACATTGCCTTTCGAGCATCGTTGCAAATGCCGATTTGGCTTTGAACCGCCCTGCTCCAGAGATTAAGACACAGATGAAGATGATCGAGAACTCGTTCGAGCTTAAGCCTGGCACGCTTTCCATCCATGACATGAACAAAATGATGTTACTGGCACTAGAAATTCATTGTGATATGGATGATGAAACTGCGCTGACGTACTTACCCGATGCCTTGCGGCAGTAGGGAAGTTTTTGATCGCGCAGCCAACTGATGATTCCCGGCGCATAATAAATTAGGGATGAAATCGCTACGGACAGCCTTTTACCCGGCGGCTTTGTAGCCGGTTTTGGCTCAAGTTGAAATCGATCCCGGCTTAGGCTTACGCTAAGATTCCTCTGGAATTGATCCCGGCTTCGGCTTACGCTAAGACTTTAACTTCAGCTGATCTTGCCGCTTTCAGTCGGCATAGCTCTCTGTCACCACTATCACGGCACTCATTTCGCCGTACTCACTTTTATTGCCAATCGCCAAGGAGGCACTGCGCCTCATTGCTCACGTTGTGATTCCCAGATTTGTCCGCAATGGTGGCGCCTGGGCAGCAATCCTCACTTCAGGTTCGCAACGGCCAAGGGCGGCCTGGCGCCAACCGTGCCAACCGCAACGGCCGGAACCCTCGTTCCGCGCAGCGTGCTGCAGCGATGCGCTTCAACGCGTCGCTCCGGTCGATTCCGAAGGTGACGCCAACCAAGGAACAACGTTACACCCAAGGAGCCCTCCGGAACATGGTGTTCGCCCCGCGCGGCCAGGGATATTACGACGCCTTCATACAACAGCCCGATTCGGCGATTCTCTCCGCGGCAGTTGGGCCCGTAACAGCAGTGTCCGGAGCAGGTCGCGAGAGCATTCCAGCTCGCCTCCCAGCGAGCACAACAGCGGGTGAATTCATGTTCACTCGTCCCGGCATTACTTTCGGAGTGCAAAATGCGGGTGACCAGATCGATGTGTCACGAGACAACAGCACGATGATTCTTCTGAATCCGGGCGCTTCTGGTGATGTGGTTGGATGGATTTGCCACCCAGTGGTATCTTCACCCGGTACTATGACCATCATGACAACACCAATCACCGTGCCCCAGTTTCAAGATTTCGGGCCAACTGTCTCTATCGGTATGCGTCCACCCAATTCTCATTCTGGCCATCCCCAACACTTGGATCGTGCTGGTGACGCCACGGCTTCGGCTTACGCTCACACCCCCACCGACGGGGTTGGACCTGCCGGACGGGTTGAAAACATCCCGTTGAGGTTGTCTATGCAGATCCGCAACACCACCGCTGCATTGGATGTAGGCGGAATGGTTCGTGTCTTGCGCTACAATGGTGGTTTAAGCCTTGTTGCGTCGGAAGACCGCGGCGTGGGTGGGGTACCCTTGTCGCATGCTGGGGCCACCAACACAACGCCACCACCCATCTCTGGGCAGGTGGATCTCGAGCAATACCAGCTATTAAAGGACATGGTTCGGAAGGCCACTCGCACCCGTCACTTGAGTGGCAGTGAGTTGTGCACACCGTTTCAGTCGAATAATTATCCAGCTGACGCTATGCGGAGCATGTCATTTGAGAGCACGCGAGATTTCGAACTTGCGATGCGTGAGCCATCCTACAACACCACGATCATATTGATTGATGACTTTGAGTCTACCTCCGGGAAGAACAACAGTTATGAGGTCAATTTGGCGGCTCAACGCGCAGCTCGCTTTGCACCTGGCACCGCGATGCACAGCCTGGCCCGCACATTGCGGTCCAACCCTCAGCACCATTCCAACCAGTCCTACACTGAAGCATCAAAACCCGGCGGGACATTCCTCGACAGCATTTACGCCGGGATGGATAAGGTTGGTGGTGCCATGAAGGGAGGGTACGATTTGGCGATGGCCCATCCCGAGCTAGTGAGTTTCGGTACGGAAGGATTGAAAGCCATGGCAAGGGCCAAAGGCTTGAAGTTTTGAGTTGCCTTCTTTCCCCGGCTGTTCCGGGAAGGCGCATTTGGCGCGTGTGACAGACTTGCACTCAGTAGCATGTGTAGGCGCTAAATACCCACCGGCTTTGGATGTTCCAGAAGATCGGTTGCCTGGCGAGAGCTTGCCTTAATCTCAGTTCAGGCCGGTGGATGGTCGGGCCTCATCCCGACAGTCTTTGATGTTGCATGACTGTACAGTCTGGCCAGGGCTACAGCCCGTCCCGTCCTTGTCCCTATTGGGGTCCCTTAGCAAGGCGGTATATAAAAATAAAATGGTGC